GACCAGGGGCAGCCCCCCCATGCCGCCGGCGGGCGCGTGAGCATACCCGTTCCCGCATTTTTTTGAATGGAATTGCCGATCTGTAACATTACGCTTGACCTGTAACATTACGCCGTGTAACATTACGGAATGGAAAAACCGCACTGCAAGGTATGTTGTACGAAGCACTGGTTGAGTGAGGGTCACAAGTTCAAGGATGCTGTGGCCGACGATGGTTTTGTTGATGACCCCAGTCCTGCATCTGTTCCGGTGAAGATTGTTCCGTCCGTTGGGCCTGAGTGGTCGACGCGCGATGAGTTTCGGGCGTTGAGGCGTGAGTATATGAGGGCGTATCGAAAGAGGGTTAAGTGAGGCGAATTGATTACCTGTCATTGAGGCTGCTGGTTGAGAGATCGACCGGGGGCAGCCCGTTCAAGAAGCGGCGGGAGATTGAGAAATTGGGTAGGGCTTGGCGGGCTGTGGCTTTGAGGTTGCCGCCGGATGAGGAAGCAAGGCATAAATGGTGGTGGTGTGAGGCCAGATTCATGCTTGGGGATTATTCGGACTGGTCTGGGTGGGAGTTTCAATCAGACTACCATGCGGGTTTGTGGCACTGGAAGGATAGTTATGGGGGCAAGTCAAATAACCCGTTTCCTATTCCCCGGTGGAATGGTACTCGGGTCAAGAAACTGTGGATTATTGGCGATCAGGGGGTCGGGGATGAGGTTTTCTTTGGTTCGTGCATACCTGATGTTCAGAGGATGGTTGACTCGGTTATTTTGGAGTGCGACCCCAGATTACAAAAAGCCTTCGAACGTTCCTTTGGTTGCGAAACCCGTAAAGCGGAAATCGACGGTAAAACGAGGAAAGTCCAAAAAGTCCCCGAAGGCTGCGATGCCTGGTGGCCGCTTGGCGATCTTCCGAGGAACTTCAGGCGTTCGCTAAAATCATTTCCGAACGGGCCTTATCTGACCGCAGACCCGGTTCAGGTCGAGAGATTCAAGGAATTTGAGGGTAAGGTAGGGATTAGCTGGCGAGGCGCTCAGGGACATGAATCCAGGATCAGGGATGCCTATCCTGACGCTGTGAGCCTTCAGTATGATTTAGAATGGACAGAGGACGTAGTTGCCCCCCCGGTTGACCTTCGGAATGACATAGAGGGGGTTCTGGGGCTTTTGGCGAATCTGTCGAAGGTGGTGACGGTTTCGACCTCGGTTGCTCACTTTGCCGGCGCTTTAGGTAGGCCGCTTGATGTGATTATTGCGGCGCCAGAGACTGCTTTGGCGGATAGGCGTTCAATCTTGCCTTGGAAATGGATTTGTGGAGATAATGGACGCACCCCATGGTATCCAACCGCTCGCGTGTGGAGTAGTTGGGCGCGTTACAATAATCGGGCACGGTCAAAGCCCTCTGGGTAAGGTTTGGGGGCCTAAAATTGACGAAACCACGGTTATCAGACTCAAAGATCCAGAATGGCAGAATAAAGCGGATTACGGCGTCCGTTGTGATTACATGGCCTCGAGTACCGAAACCCTGCCGGTGATGCTGGATTACAAGCGGGTTCCCTTGTGTTACTGGGGACAGCCAAAGAAAGGTTCGTGGAGTCCGATAACGGAAACGAATTTCAGATCACGGGCAAAGGCTCCGCCGGTGATCCCGCTTGAGTTGTTTCTGAAATGGAACGATGTGTTTAAGTCATTGTGTGCTGAGGATGTTCGCAATTTCAGTGTTGGCATGTTTGCCATCGTCTGTGCCTGTGAGTTCCTGAAGCCGGCGGAGATTAAGCTGGTCGGCTTCGATAACATGCTGGAACCGGAAAGACTGGATTATTTCAAGGCGAACAAGGGAAAGTGGCATACCGGGCATGACTGGCACGCTGAGAACAAGATGCTGCCGCTGATCGAAAAGGAATATGGAGTGGCGATAAATGGGATGGGGTGATGATGTTATGACCACGGACATCGTCCGCAAGGCCAATATCAAGACTGGCAAGCTGGTCTTGGTTGGCGACGGCAGTTCGATTCACTGGTCTCCGGTATTCGACGGAAATCCGAGGCTTTCCAGAACGATTGAGCCTGATTGCGTGTGGGTCAAGTCATATCCGGGGCATAGACCTTACATTGACGTAATAGAAAACGACCGCTATGTGTTCAACGACTCGTTTCGCGTGGAACCAGGCGAGTTGTACATATCGCGGCTCGAAAAGTCTGATTATGTGTATATCGAACCCAATATCAAGGGCGAATTGGGGATAAACAAGGATTGGGGCTTTGAAAACTGGCAGAAGGTTGTTGACGGACTCCCGGAGATACGGTTTTTGCAGGGCAGCGGCAGACGGTTGGATCGCGTTGAACAGGTGGAAACAGCCTCTTTTCTTGATGCCTGTCGTGTTTTGTCTGGGGCGCGGTTATTCGTCGGTACTGACGGCGGGTTGCATCATGCTGCGGCGGCTCTGTCGTTGCCGGCGGTGGTGGTCTGGACTGGGTTTAGCCCATCAAAGGTCTTAGGTTACGACAATCACATCAATTTGCAGGCCGATGTGAAGGCTTGCGGGAAGTTTGGTGAGTGCGAACATTGCAAGGATGCGGCAAGGCAGATCACCGTGGAGAACGTGTATGAGAGCGTGCTACGACTTATCTCGGTATCCGTGTAACTTCAATTTTTTGGAGTTTCTGGTTGCCGCAACGACTTTGGGTGCGACGCATATCGCGCTGAATGATGCCGTAATAAAGGGTAAGTTTCCAAAGGGCGAAACAGATAGGAGAATCAGGACGATTTTAGAGCCAGCCTGCGCCCTTGCTGGCTGCACGTTTGATTACGGCTCTGGCGGTATAGACCCCGACTACCACATATCCGCTGTCCTGAAAGTGTATCGAGAGACTGGGTGGATAAAAAAGCTGCGCACGGTAAAGCCTGCCGTCGTGAATGATTACACGGTGACGATTCGCAATATGGAGCGTTACCCGCAAAGGAACTCCGGCAAAGACTGGCGACGGTTTGCCGAGGAAATCGGGGCTGTTGTCATCGAGGACTACGGCGATAAGCCCATTGATCTGCACGACAGGATGGCGTTGTATGCAGGGTCAAGAATGAATTACTGCGTTGCAAATGGGCCGGTGGAGCTGTTGATGTTTTCGGACTATCCGTTCACATCATTTATGAAGAATGTGGACAGGGACTATCACGCGAGGCACGGATTCCATGTTGGCACTCAACTACCATGGAACGGAAAGAACCAAAGATTTATTTGGGGCGACGACTCATACGAGAGACTAATTGAAAAACATACACGGAATTTGGCTTCCTGACCACGAAGAACACCTGCTTGCGTATGGAAAGAGACCGGGGTGGACGTATCAGGGCAATAAGCTGGACAAAGCACTTGAGTTCGTTAAAAGGTTTGACTGCGCCATAGATGTAGGCGGCATTGCGGGCTGTGGTCGATGGTGATGAAGCAGACCTTCAAAGAAGTCCACGCTTTTGAACCAGTGGCTGATCATCGCGCCTGTTTTGAATTGAATGCCCCCGGTGTTCGCCTGTATCCGTTTGCGCTTGGTGAGAAGGACGGGACTTGCTCTATCCACACATCAAATGGAAGTTCCGGTGATTCGTGGGTCGATGGAGACGGGGATATACAAGTCAGGCGGCTGGATGATTTTGACTTAAATCCAGACTTCATCAAACTTGACTGCGAGGGGTATGAGTTGTTCGCTCTTCGGGGAGGCGAGAAAATGCTGAAGCGTTGCCACCCCTGCGTTATTGTCGAGCAGAAGCCTGGGCGCGCGCAGAAGTTTGGACTGAAAGAAACGGAAGCCGTTACCTACTTGCGAAGCCTTGGCGCCGAACTTCGTTGCGTAATTTCTGGGGATTTCATATTGAGTTGGGAAACATGACCCCGCAACAAGCAGAAACCATCTACCAAGATGCGAGAGCGGCCGAGTATAGAAAACACGCGGATAATTACTGCCCAGCGAACCAACGGGTTACGGTACTCGCTGGATACGAGGCTTTAATAACTGCGGTCAGGAAAGAGATAGATACCGAATACGCATTGAAAGTGCTGGCCATGCACGACGCTGAGAAGTCCGTGGTTCATCAATAATTTTGAACCCTAACGATGAAGTAAGCCGGCTGACGAGATTGCTGACGAGGCGGAGAACGTATCACCGCCTTGAGTATTACAAGCCATACCCGTATCAGGTTCTTTTCCATAATGCCACAGGGCACCAGACGGAAAAGCCAGCAGCACAGCGGGTTCTCATGGCCGGAAACGGTACCGGGAAAACGTGGGCTGGTGGGATGGATGCCGCCATTCATGCGACCGGGCTTTACCCGGATTGGTGGAAAGGCCAGAGGTTCTACCATCAAATCGTTGCGATGGTGGGCGGGAATACAAACGAAGCGGTCAGGGATATTAGCCAGAAGATGCTTTTTGGCGACCCCACAGAGCCGGGTGCTTTGGGTTCTGGAACCATCCCTGTAGATTTAATTGGAAAGCGCACCTCGAAGCCCGGTGTGCCAAACGCATACGATACCGTCCTTGTAAAGCATATCTCAGGGGGATGGTCGAAGATCATGTTCCGGGCCTACGAACAGGGGGCCAAGAAGCACATGGGCCATCGGATTCACTATGGCTGGCTAGATGAGGAACCGCCTCAAGATATTTGGAGCCAATATCTGAGGGCTACCATTTCAATGGACGGGATACTGATTATCACGTTCACGCCAGAAACGGGCCTGACCGAAGTTGTGAACAACTTTATGAACAACATCGGTAAAGGGCAGTCTTTGATTCAAGCCTCATGGGATGACGCCCCGCACTTGGTAAAAGACGGACAGCTTTCCGATGCCGCGAAGCAACTGGAAGCGGGGTTCCCGGCGCATGAACGTGAAATGCGGAGGCGCGGTGTTCCATCTTACGGGCGAGGTCTTGTGTTCCCATTCACAGCAGAGCAATTGGCGGTTGATCCGTTCCCAATTCCGAGGCACTGGCCGCAGATCATCGGGGTGGACTTTGGTTGGGATCACCCTGCCGCAGCCGCGAGACTGGTTTGGGATAGAGATTCGGATGTGGTTTACCTGATTTCAGAATATCGGGAATCAAGAGCAATTCCAGCCATTCACGCTGCGTCTATTCAGCCGTGGGGGGCATGGATACCGGTGGCATGGCCACACGATGGTTTGAACACGGAGAAAGGTACTGGGGATGAGTTGGTTAAAGCCTACTCAAAAGAAGGGCTGAATATGCTGCCTTTCAAGGCTACCAATCCGCCCGATTATAGGCAGGGGCAGCAAGAGGGCGAGGGCGGGAACTCTGTGGAAGCTTCAATCCTTGCCATGTTCGAGCGCATGGAAACGGGCCGATGGAAGGTATTTAGCACCTGTAGGCTTTGGCTTCAGGAGCAACGAACCTACCATCGCGACGAGCAGATGAAACTGATAAAAGTCCGTGATGACCTGATTTCAGCGTCACGGTATGCGCACATGATGCTGAGAAAAGCCACGACCGAAACAATCAAAAGACAAAAACGCCAGGTGTCTGCTGGCGCTACAAATTGGGGTTAATTTTGGCCGAGATAAAAACACGACGGATCAAGGAATCGGACTGGAAGAAGCTCGAAACGCATGTCAGCGACGAGCTATCTGCGCGGTCAACGTCACAATTCCGTAAAAATCACGAGGAAAAGTGGAAGGAAGTTGACCGCCAGATAGCCATGAATCCACTGCGGAAGGGTGTGGCGGGGCAAACTCAGTCACCAGATGAGGCATGGCAGTCCGCCTTTGAGCTTGGCGAACTGTCGAAAGCCTCTGAGATTATCGCTGACGATGCCATGCGGATCACCTTCCCTGATGAAAACTGGTTCGAGCCGCACGTTGAGCTACAGCGCGGGGCAGATCAAAAGCCTGTCCCGCAGAAAAAGCAGGTAATGGCTGATGGGTTGCTCCGTAGCCTGATGACTCAGCAACACAAGGATTTCGGGTTTAAGGGGCGGTTCAGGCTGTCGGTGAAAGAAGCCCTGCATCATGGGGGCTTTGTTGCCGAGGCCAAGTTTGCCCATGAAATGATGGTATTCGACGGGCAGAAGCTGAAGCCTGTATCAAGCCCTGTATGGCAACCAATTTCCATGTGGAACGCTTATCCAGACCCTTCGCCCTCAGTCATCGGGACGAACCTGTTTTACACGGGTTCTATGATTATCAATGAATTCATGCCCCTGTGGAGGCTGAAACAGATTGCCAAGGGCGACGGCTGGATGCCGGCGCGCCTGAGCAAGATCAGCCAGGACGAACACGATAACGGAGAGATTAAGACAAAAGACGTAAAGCTGACAAAATTTTACGGAGATTTGAACATCGAGCGTAGCGACGGCGACATATATTTTCCGAACAGTTTTGCTATTCTGGCCAACGGGGTCATCGTTTTTATGAAGGCCAACGAACTGCCGTATCCGTCGATTATTTACGGTGGGTATGAGCGGCAGGACATTCGAGATCCTTACTACACCTCGCCGATCATCAAGCAAAGCCCGATGCAGAAGATCACCACGATCATTGCAAACCGGTTTATAGACTCGGTTGAACTGAAAACCCGCCCACCTATCGAGTATGACGGCAACGACCCTGATTACGTGGTCAATGACGGCCCTGCGATCTACCCAGGGGCCAAGACGCCCACCAAGAGCATAGGCAAGGGTATGACTGTGCTGGACATCGGAGACCCGCGCTGGGGGCTTGAGGGGCTTCAGATGGGGCTTCGGCAGATGCAGGAGGGTACGGGCGTATCTTCCCTCAGAACCGGGGTGACGAACTCCGACCGGCAGACGGCCACCGAGGTCAACAAGACGCAGCAGGGTGCAGAAGTCCGCACCGTTGCCTTCGTGGGGATGTTGGAGGAAGGCGGTCTCCGGCCTTGGCTGTATATGCAGCATGAGCTTAACAGACTGAATATGAAGGAATACACCTTCTACAACAGCGAAATGAACACGCCCGACTTTATCCGGGCCACAAAGAAGGACATTCAGGCCAATGCCCACTTTGACGTAGTTGGTTCAAGGGGGCTGCTTGGCGAGGAACAGAGAACACAGCGAGTAGGTGCTGCGACGGCGTTCTTCTCTGGCAACCCTCTGTTTGCTCCCAAACTCAAGACCACTGAAATCATGCTCCAGACCTACCGGGATGCTGGATTGAAAAGCCCGGAGCAGTTTGTCGAGGCAGAGGAACAGGGGCCGCAGATACCGCCCGAAGTTCAGGCGCAGATGCAGCAGATGCAGCAAATGGTTCGGCAGCTTCAGGAAGAATTGCAGAAAGCGCAGTCTGGCGTTCAGGCGCAGATGGCGAAGATTCAGCTTGAGCAAGAAAAAGCCAAAGCAGACCATGCCCTGAAAGCCGCTGGTGTCGAGATAGCGCGCGCCAACTCTGCCGCTGACCAGAACATAGACAAGCGGGAATTGATGCTGCAAATGCAGAAAGACCGCGCTGAGCTTGAGCTTGAACGGCAGAATATGGACAGGGAACATGCCCTGAAAATGGAGTCAATCCGGCTTGATTTTGAGGCCAAAATGGAACAAATCAGGCTGAATAGCGAGATTCAAGGCAAGAAACTTGAAGAAGCTCAAAAGGTAAAACGCAAGAAAATCAGCATAAAACGTGGCGCAAGCGGGGATATTGAGGGCGCAGAGGTGGATGAGTAACCAATGAACTTGCTCGCTGCAATCATATACGGGACGTCAACGAAACGATGAGGCAATGATAATGATTATGGCGCTTATATGAGAGCCTTACTGAAGCAGTTGCAGGAATCCCCTGATTTTCAGGTTGTCATGGACAGCATGAAGCAGTTGCGTCCGGTGATACCCGCCTATCGGCCAGACAGCACGACGGAAGCAGATCGCGCGCTGATCGAACAAATTAAGTATCAATCCGGCAGACAGGATGGTTTCGACCTCCTGTTTAAATTTCTAGTCGGAAAGTAGCAAACCCCGCCCCGAAAGGGGCTTTTTTAATGGAGCATCAAATGTCCGAAGAAGTCACGCAGGAGTCTAGCCCTGAGCAGACTACTAGCATCGAAGCGCCGACAGTCGTTGAAGCAACCCCGCTTGAGAAAGTCTACAGCGATTTCAACATAGAAGCCGAAGCACAGTCATTCCAGCCGCAACAGCGGCAGGCACCAGCGCTGCAACAGCAAGCAGTCGCAGCGCCGCAAATGCCGGTTGTCCCTGACCCCGTTCTAGACCCGCAAGGGTTTTCAGAGTGGCAGAACAGCCAATCAACAGAACTCAGAACAAAGCTCGCGAACATTGAGGGTTTCCAGCGGCAAATGATGGTCGCGGAAATCAACAGGCGCGATGCTGAAGAAACTAAAACACTGGTCTCTGATATTAACAAGACAGTGGGTTTACCGGATGAGGACTCGGATTTAATCGAGTTCGCTCTAGCGAAGCAGGTACGCACCGACCAGAAGTTTGCCTCTATCTACCAGAATCGGCATAAGAACCCGAAAGCGTGGAGTGCGGCAACCAAGGCGGTAGGTGATCAGCTTCAAAAGAAATTCTCAGTCCGGGCTGACCCGCAGCTTGCTGAAAACCAGAGAGCTATCAAGCAATCTCAACAAGCAATGGCAACCACAAAACAATCAGACCCAAACGAAGATCGCTTTTCGGGTAAGACCGGCGCGGCATTCGACAGGGAATGGCAGTCCTACATAGGACGCGGAACGCTGTAAAGCATCCTGGTTTGTGGTAGCCCCCAAAAAGGAATACTGCAATGCCTTATCTCGTCAGTAGCACAGCATCAAACGTCGCACTCGGCGTAAACTTCCAGCTTATGAAGGGTGTGCTTTCCGCTGCCCGTAAAAAGCTGCCCTTCTACAACGGTACTCTCGCCGGAACTTTGGAAAAGAACGGCTCTACCGCAGCAGTTAAGTGGGAACGCATCGACAACCTCGCTGTAGCAACCAGCACTCTTGCTGAGTTGACCGGAACTGCGGGGTTCCCGACCCGCAATACCGTCCTGCCGACCATTGCAACGGTCACGGCAACGATTCTGAAGAAAGGCAATGCAATCGCCCTTTCGGAAGAAATCGACCTGTTGCAGATGAACACTCGTGCGGCTAAGTTCCTTGATACTCTGGGAGCGAACGCAGGTGAATCGCTGAACGTCCTGATGGAGACCATCTATTCTGGTGCCACTCAGATTCGCTACAGCAACGGCGCAGTAGGTGGTGGTACCGCTGATACCAACGTAACAGCAGCCATCAGTGTCGGCGACATCAAATGGGCCGTTAACCAGCTTAACCGTAACTCGGCAATGAAGTTCACTTCAGATGCGAATGGTTCCACGAACATCGGAACCAGCCCGGTACGGTCGAGTTTCTACGGTATCGCTGGATCGGACGTTGAGGAAGATATCCGTAGCTTGACCGGGTTTGTCTCTGTGGAGACTTATGGTGGATATACCTCTACCATGCCGTTCGAGTTTGGTCATGTGGGTGGTGTTCGTTGGAGTTCGACGGAAATCATCCCCGTGTCTACGGGTGCCGGCACTACCACAGCGACTGGCTTACGGGGCGCTACTGACATCCTCACCGATGTTTATAGCTCGTACATCTACGGCAAAGAGGCTGTGGGTTCTGTTGGACTTGGCAACACCCATGCGACAACCTCCGCTGAGATGTTCAACCCGAAAAACCCGCCTGCCGTTGAGATCATCCAGCACAAGCCGGGTTCTGCTGGGGCTGCTGACCCGTATAACGAAGTTGGGTCTCTGGCGTGGAAATCGTGGTGGATTGGCGCGATCCTTAACGGCAATTGGATCGCGAAGATTCGCAGCGGTTCCTCGAAACTCTAACCTGTTGTTTAACATGGGGCTGGCCTTTGGCTGGCCCCTTTTCCTTGGGGTTTTATGTCTGAATTTGATAGGGCAATTGAGCGAACTGAGAAGCGGATGTTAAAGCTAGGCATCGTGCCGGCGTTACTTGCCGACGATGTTGTGCCAGAAATCATCCAGCCTCGCGCAGCAATCTTTGTCGATCACACGCCAAAGACCCCAAAGAAAAGAAGCAATGAGATCAATGTCTCTGTCTGGATAGACGGGGCTGAATTAAAATACACATTCACAACCAACATAACCGGAACGATATTGGGTTCGCAGCAGAATGAGGATGGGATTAAAAGGCTGATCCTTGAGTCTCTACAAACCCGGTTCGGCAACGTGAGGGACGCATGACATTCCTTGAGTGCATAAATAGAATCTTGCGGGCGAACGCCATTATCCGGGGTGACACAGATACCGTGGCGACCTTTGCTGACACGCAGCACAACGCATCGCTGAACATCGGGATACTGGCGGTTCAGGATGAGCTGATTAACCTCATTGCTGACAAGCTAATTCCGGCTGAGAGAAAGACCACTGGCACAGTCACGTTTGCGACAAATACGAGAACCTACGCTCTGGCATCTGATTTCACGCGGCTCTTCGGTGTCCCGCACTTTTACCGTGCGGCTGATAACCGGCAGCTATTCGAGTATCCGGGCGGGCTGGAGGCACTGCAAGTCACGTTCCTCGATTATGAGACTCAATACAGCGATCCAAATTACTTTTACTTTGAGCCAGCCGCTACGAAAAAGGTAGGGTTTTTCCAAGTCCCGTCATCCACTGAAAACGGTGATATTTGGACGTATGAATACGAGGGGTCTGTGTTGGTGAACTTGGCATCTGACACACTCCCCTTCCCCAACAGCGAGGAATCCTACGCCTTTACCGTGATGGCTGGCCGTAGGTTCAAATTCGCGTTCGAGGACGTGAAGAACGAAGCCGATATTACTGCGGTGCTTGAGAGAGACCGGACTTATCTATCCGCAAAGACCACGTTATTCAAGTTAATCAAGGGTGCGAATCCATCCCGCAGCTATGGATCGGTCTACGTATGAAGAATAGAATTTTGGAGCAAATGCCTTGAAGCTCTACTTTGGTGGCGGTCTCAACGAACAACAGCAGCCTGATATTGGAGAGGCCGCGGCTAATTCGTATAACTTCGATCTGTCGAAGGATCAGAACCGCCTTATCCCGCGCGCGCCGTTTGACCTGAAAGGGACGGCAACGAACGCAGGGGATATACGTGGACTCATGCAGCTTGTAAAGCGCGATGACTCTGAGACTACGCTGGTTCAGTCTGGCAACGTGGTCTACCTGTGGGACGGGGCCAATGCGTTTACGAGCAAGGGGACAACTTCGGCGTTGTCTAAGCTAAGGGACACGTATTGGTCTCTGGGGGATTACCTTGTAATAACTGACCTTGCAAAGCTGACCGCTGTATCAAAGTGGGACGGGACTACATTCAGCGCGATTACCACGGGGCTAGGCTCTACCCTGTACGCGAAGTATGGGATTGTCCATCACGGCAGGATGTGGCTATTTAACGTCACGACCACAACCGATACGCCTCATTTGATGGTAGCGAGCAAATTCGAAGACCCTGACTCCTACAGCACGACGCAGAGGGCAGTAACCGGGACGTTTGCCACAGGTCTTGAGGCGTTCTACATGCTCACGCCCGATCTTAGACCTATAAACGGCTTAGCTAAAACACTGGCGGGAGACCTGATTGTTTCAACGGTAGAGGGTGGGCTGTTCAAACTATCGGGGACTAGCGCCACTACTTACAAATGGGACAATTTTTATCCGGGGTCTCAGGCTGTTGGTGACGAATCAATGGTATCTACAGGAAATGATATTCAGTACATGCGTAAGGGCGGGAACATCGAGAGTCTTGTAGCCACACAACAATACGGCGATGTTGCGGCTGACGACCTTTCCCGATGGATACCCGAACAGGTAAGAAACCTGACTGGCGCTATTGCGATTTACGACCAGCAAAATCAAAAGGTGCTGTTTTTCTTGGCCGGGAAGATTCTTGTGCTTTACAAGGATATTCTGTTCGGTGGCGCTCTTACGGCCGAGACTCAGGAACGGGCGAAACTCTCCCCGTGGTCTGTGTATAAGACCAATCACGACTCAGGGTTTAACACTAGCGCAGTGAAATACATGCGTAAGCCCGGAACCACTGATACCTCTGTTTACTTCGGGTCGAGTGCCGGGGCGATATTTGACTTGAACGGGGTTGGAACCGGCGGCGACGGCGGGACGACCGAGATACAGTTAATCAGAAAGTCTCGATTGCTGGAATCAAATATACGTCACGCCACAAGGGGATCGGTCGAATACCGTAGGGTCAATGATGTTTCGTTCAACTTAGAACTTGATTGGGCTGACGAATACAATTCCAGCACAGCTTCGGTGAATCTCAAAGGGCCTCCCTCTGGTGATGTGGGTGCGTTTTTCAGCGGATTAGTTTACTTCGGCGGGACGATTTATTTCTCTCAGGGATTCGCGTTCGCGGGGAAGGTTTCACACCAGAACTTTTCTGCTGTTGGTAAGTCACCTGCTGCGTTTCTGACTTGTAGCGCGTTGACTGCTAAAAGCTGGCGGGTTGACCACGTAGAGATACGATGAGTCCAAAGCAAAAAAGAGACAGGCTGTTTGGTAAAAGCCGACCAGTGATAAGAAGGCTTGAGATTCTTGATGGCGAGAATTACTCGAAGGATATGTCGGTGCTGTGGGCTGCTTACAAGGCAGGGTCTTTTCCAATGCCCGAAGGACTGACTCAGGAGCAGTTTGTTACTGAGATAGAAAACGGAGTATCGGGGTTTTCTCAGGCTTGGATTGTGGATGATAAGAACAAGAACTTTTCGTCTGGTCGCGGTCAGATTGCGCTGGTCGGGACTACGGCTGCAGGGATGATTATTGAACTCAAGCTGATGTTTTTCAAATGGGCAACCAAGAGAAATATATTGAGGGGGAGTGCTGCATTTATCAACATGCTCAGACATTCAAAGAAAACGGGGATTGTGCTGGTTAGGACACAAAAAGACAAAATGAATCTGCCGGATCATCTTAAAGGCTACGATCTGCTGTTCTACCTCGGACAGTCAGGCGAAAACGAATATCTCTATTCCGCTAGAGGAAGGGGCAACTAATTATGGCATTTGAAGAATGGCTGGCGTCTCAAGGCTTTAGCTTTAGGGGCGGGGACGACGATCACCAAGAGGGATTCGGGCGCTTTGTAGACGATAGCGAGGGCGGTGAATCATTCCGTCGTATCGGTGGTGACGAGATTGACAATCTGCGGTTTCAATTTGAGCAATCCCAACAGCCGCAGCCAAAACCCATTGAACCCCTAGCGCAGGGGTTTCAATCTATGGGCGCGCTAATAGCGCAGTTTCAAGCGCAGCACAAATCTCAGTTCGGCAAGGAAATGAATCGTCCGTGGACGGTAGATGCCGATGCGCGGGCCGCTGGTCAGAGGATTATTGACGAATTTCACGCCAGAGGCGGGCAGGGGAATATCAGGGTTGAGGACTTGCCTGTAACAGCCTTTGCTGCTTCTCAGCCAGATATGAAGCGCGGTTCGAGCGGGTTTTTCAAAAGCGGGGTCGGAAAAGTAGCCCTCACTGCTGCTGCTGCCTTTTTCGGTGGACCTGCTATTGCCGGTGCTTTAGGTACTTCAGCGGCGGCTGGTGGTGCAATAGCGGGCGGTCTCGCGGGTGGTGTGACCGGAGGCACAAAGGGTGCATTACTTGGGGCTGCTGGTGGCTTTCTTGGCGGCGGTGGGTTAAGCGAGTTTAGCGGCGCTGGCACTCTTGGCGCCGCTGAAGCTGGCGCAGAAGGATTTACTGGTCTAGGCGGGTCAGGTGGCAGCGGTCTAGGGGCTGGATTAAACGGGAGTAACAACGTGGGCTTCTTCGATGATTTTTTCGCAAACCAGCAGGCCATTGATGGGTCGCAGCAAACCATCTTCGATGATTTTTTCGCAAACCAGCAGGCCATTGATGGGTCGCAGCAAACCATCTTCGATGCGTCA